TTCGATTCCTGCGCCACCATGGATAGCGACTCATCGTACAGCAACGATCCGGCAGCCTTCCACGCCTCACCGCGTATTTCAAAAATGACTTGCTGCAGCTGATTCAGTCTTTCCCAATCGCCTGGCTTGGTCAAGCCTTGAGATTTTCCGAGTCTCGCTATGAGCTTTCCTGATATTTCGTCCTCAGTTTGGTCGAGCAGATCATTGATCTTGTTGCGCACCCCGGCAGAATAGCGCAGCACATACGTTTGGTGACGTAGTGCAGCGTCGTACATCTGCTGATTGGAAGTTTCCATTACAGTCCACCGTCCTGACCGGCCAACGCCTCAAGCTCTTGCTCAAACGTTTTGTCGGTCATTCCGCCCTCGCGCATGCGCTCATGGATTGTTTCATCAGAAATAGGTGCGCCCATGGTCTGAGCGGTTTTCATATCAATCACGTCCTTGGCTGTTATGGTCACATCGCCGAAGTCAGTGAATGGAGTCACAACAACCTCATTCGGGTCGAGCTGCATCCAGGTGGCGATAAGTTTCAGCATTTTCTCGACCGCTGCGGCCGATGTCTTGGCAATTTGCGTGAGACTTGCGGCCTGGGATCCCTTGCGGGTAACAAGCGCGTCATTGCTCTCGACCGATCGCTTATCGAGGAGTTTCATCGCTTCATCCTCTGCTCGCTTGTAATCGTTTTCGAGCGCGGACCGCTCTTCGGCTAAACCTTGGGAATTAACGCCAATGTACTTTGCATCACCGCCAAGACCGACATCAATGCAGGCGCCAGCCCCGGTTCTCACGCTATTGTCCGTAGTTTCGTCTCCCACGCCCATTGGCATGTGCCCGATCCGGACAAGCGTGTCTTGCGATTGCATGTACAGGTGATACCGGTAATTTGCCTCCGAACGATAAATGCCCAGCACTTTGTTTGCCAATCCAAGTAGCGGCGGCATATCTGGCGCAGGCAAGTTGTCTTTTGAATTTACAAAAACAAAGGGAATCTCTTCCAGCGGCCTGCCGAATAGCAGCACCGGCTTCATTTCAGATTGATTTATTTCATCCTCGAATTTGCCGGTTACAAAAATATTCTTTTCATTTTCACCTGCCTCCAGAGACAGAACCCTAAATGTGTCCTTAGTGGTCCATTTATAATCAGAATCAAGTTCTGTGGTCGGCTCGCTCAAAACCACCATCCGCAGGCTTGCTACCGTCCCGGTTTGCAGTATCCCCTCATCCCAGTTGGTTATCGATTCACCGTAATAAATAGAAATGTAAGGCAAATCTGTTTTTTCATCGCTGTCGAGTAGCAAGCCGAGCCGCCCGGTGATTAACTGCTCTTCGTTCATTCTGCGGATGAGCGCGTGAACCGATTCGCCTTGCCGGGTAATCCTGTTGAGTAAAGGCTCCATTTTCTTAGGAACTTGAATTACCGCATTTTCCTTGTGCATCGTACCGATTGCATTTTCAACTTTTTCCTTTACCAATCCAGGCACGCGAGCGCCTTCAAGATACTTTTTATAAGCAACAGCGCCGGGCTCTCCAGGGTTAAGCCCGTCCAAAGTCTGCGCAACGGTCGGCGATAAGTAAGTTACGGTTTTTTCCTTTACATGGCGTTCGCCTTTGTAGAAATCTCGCACCGTCTGCATGTCACGCAGAGATTCATCATAATCAGGGTGTGTGTTTTTTACGCTCATAGTTTTAAGTCCCGTGAGTTCTGGTTGATGATGCAACTTGAAGCACCGGCATTTCATACGCGACAAAATACCCTAGCGCGTCATTTCCATGATCGAATCCGGCGGTTTTATCAGGCTCTCCGTTTGCATCGTAGGCTTGCTTTTCAAGATCGCTTGCGGTCCTTGGGCATTCTCTTGCGTTGACGAATAACTTGGCTTTGGTGAAAGCCACGTTTACCGCGTTGACGCGGTCCTTAACAAAAGGATTTGATGCTTTTGCTCGAACCTCAAAACCGGCCCCGATGAGAAGACCGATATCGGTGATTGATGCACCGGCTGAGTTACGTCCCGCGCCTGACGCATCCGGATACACAATGATTCTGTGCCTTCCTCCCCATCGCTCCTTGAGAACCCTGATCATTTCCGGCGTATCAAGAATGTCATTCAACTCAGCCGCGCAGTGAAATCCGTTTGTTCGCTTAACAAATACACGCGCAGCCATCTTCTGAACGTTAAAATCCATTCCGATAAAAAGAATGTCTCCGTTCGGATTGATGGTTTCTTTGGAGTTGTGCGTTACGCGGTTGTATGCCCGGTAAACGGTGCCTGACTTGAGGTTTACGAATTGGCCATGCAGATATGCCTGAACAAGCTCTTCAGGATAGCTTTCAAGCAATGATGGAATATAATCATCCGGAAGATTTGCCGCATTATCGTATGTGCTGGCCTGGATAAGGCCATAATTACTTTTCAATTCCGGCTTATTCAATGGATCTTCAACAAACAACTTATGAGTAGCAAGAAAACCTTCAGGTGTTGTGGTTACGTCCACCCCATTTTTTAACCCTGGAATTTTGTGCCGCATCCGCGCTTGAATCTTTCGCCACGCCAGAAGAGCCTTAGATAATGGCAAAGTGTCAAATTCATCGATTAAAGCGTGACCTATTTTGAATCCAATGATTGACCCAGGTTTATCCATTGACCTGCAAATCGTTGTACCCATGTACCTGCGGCCATCGTAATGATGAACCTCATGATTTCCCTGATTGATCTTTACGTTAAAATCAAACATAAACGCCACTTCTTCAATCGTTGGGTAGAAAATATCCCTGATCATCGGGTAGGATGGAGCGAAGTATCCTGAATTAACCTTACTGAACTCGTAATGATGCTTGCTGACACCCATTGATCCGCACACAGTCTTACCGCCGCCAAAACCGCTCACAAAAGCCCGGTATTTATGCGGCATTGACAGAAAATTACTCTGCGGAATGTTGGCCGTTACCCTGTATTCTTGCGTCATGCGGTACGATTAATATGCGCCTGTTGTTTCTATAATCAGAATCTTCCGCGCTTGGATCTTCTTCAAGCTCCCTGCGCAGTTTCTCTGCTTGCAGTTTTTCTAGTTCTGATACTTTTCCAAAATGCCCAAGCATCTTGGCCAAATTCTCAAGAGCCTTGTTTTTGTCAGGGAATTTGTATTTCAGAACATGTCCAATACCAACCTCAGAATTACCTATTTGCACGATATCAATTCCAGCTATAGCTGCCGCTGCATCATTGCTCAATTGCTTAATAGGTACCAGGCTTCCATCAGAATTGAGAAGATTTCTGATATCAAAAAAAGCGACCCTGGCCATTTCCTCAACTATGCGCTCTTGTGTAACCTCGATCTTCCTTGACAATGCATCCCTGCGCGCCTGAATGGCTTCTGAAATGTGAGTTTTTGCGAGTAGCTGTTGGCCTATCCAACCCGCAGTTTTAGCCGAATATCCTGCGCGAATAGCAGCTTGAGTAGCATTCAAATCAATCAGGTATTCATCAACAAACTTTTGCTGCTTTGGCGTTAGTTTTTTATCTTTTGATTTGGGCATATGAAAATCAACTTTATTTAATAAAAACTTATACCACAACATTCATTCATCAGTAAAAGCTTATACATTGAGCAAATTTTTTTCAGAACTTCATATCCCGGCACGGCGCACACATATCATTCACCAGCCGCTTTGATTCCAGTCCGCAGCTCTCACATTCGCCCGGATAGCCCTCTGGAATTTCTGCTGCCGCGGATCGGATAACATCAATTTGTCTTTGTTGCTCAATCTCTGCTCGTTCGTTTGCTTGGTCTATTTCATCCATCACGCAACCTCCAAACTCAATTCACGCACAATCACCACAACGCCGGGCACATCGGCATAGCGCTTTCTCTTCGATACTTGCACCACCTGCACATCATCATTCCACACCACACCGTTCATGCCGTCGAAAATACCTTTTTCACAGTTATCAATATCCGGCTTTTTGGTTGGCGCGATCTGCCCCTGTGCTGCGGCTGCTTTCTTCTTTTTTGACCATGATTCTGGAATCTGCAATCTGATATCCAAGTCCACCGATACGGCGCCATGAATCAATCCGCGTCCGGCCATTGCAGCGCTGGCAGAATGCGCGACCAATCCCTCATAGTTCACCGTCTTTTCTGGCGAATAGGTAGTGACAAACTTTCCGCGCCGAGCGAATTTCGGTCTTCCCTTTGCCACCGGTTTACCTGGCACCACGAATTGAATTTCAACTGTCATTTAAAATTT